GCCGGCCTGCGCGAAGCAAACGCCAGGCTCGAGGCCGAGCGCGATCTCTTGCGGGAAATGCTGACGCGCTCGGATCTCTCGATCGCCGATAGCAAAGCCATGCTCGAGCGCTGGCAAGGCGAGGCGCTCAAATGGCAGGAGGAGGCCGGGCGCTGGCAGGCCGAGCTCAAGCGGGTGTATGACCAATACAAGACGCCGCGCGGTTTATGGCGGTTCTGGCGCCGCCCGAACGGCAAGGGCGATTGACCGTGCGCCAATTGACGATGCGCATGGATGAGCGCATTTTGGCGTAGAGCAAGGCTTTGTGATCGGATTGTCCGACCCGGACACAAGCGGCGCTCTCAATAAGCCGGTCTCGAGATCCTCGAGGCCGGCTTTTTATTGGCGTTGAGGTACTGCCATGCCCAACGCACCACAAGGCGCCGGCCCGCTCTATAATCTTTGCGCCTTTGATCAGCCGATCGAGGCGGAAGACGGCTATGGCAATTTTACCTCGACCTTTGCCGAGCAATTCCAGCTGCATGGCAATTTCATCTTCCTGCGCGGCGGCGAGACCGTGATGGCTTCGCGCTTGCAAGGCCAAAAACCGGCGATCGTCAGGGTGCGGGCCTGTCATGATTCCGAGCGCATTACGCCGGATTGGCGCTTGCGCGATGTACGGGAAAACGTCGCCTACAATATTCGCTCGATCACCATCGCGCCGGACCGCGGCTATTTCGACCTGCTCGTACAAGCGGGAGGGGCGAGCTAATGGCGGTGCTCAACCTCGCCGAATTCAACCGCCAGATGATCGAGAAAATCCCGGCCGCGATCCTCGAGGCCGAGCGCGCCGAGATCGAGGCGGCGGTTATGCCGATGGTCGGCCAGATGAAAAACCTGGTGCCCTATGATACGTCGGGTGAGGCGCGTGATCATGCGGTGCATGTGCGCGATTCGATCCGCGCGCATTGGGTAAACGCCACCAAGGCCGAAAATGCGGCGCTGGCGCTCAAGATGGTGGTTTTCGCCGGCTCGGCCGGGAGCGAAGTCGGCACCTCGGCCAAGCGCGGCGGCGCCTTCCAGCTTGCGCGACTGCTCGAATTCGGCACGCAGGAGCACAAGGCCAGGCCTTTCTTCTTTCCGATCTGGCGCGCCTATCGGCGCCGGATCCGGCGCCAGGTTTCCAGCCGCGTCAATCAAGTGATCACGGCCTATTCGGCCTCGAGCTCGGGAGGCGGCGCGCCATGAGTATGTCAGGCTATTTCTTCCCGGTTAACCGTACGCCGGTGGATCCGGCCAACCCGCCATCATCGCCGGCCGGCGATCTGCAACGGGCGATCTTTCAGGCGCTCACCGGTGACGCCTACATGATGACGCTGATCAACGGCGTCTATGATTTTGTCCCGGAAGCCAGGCCGGACATTGCCGGGCGCGAAAATGATCCATGGGGCGCGGTGGAGGCCTATGTTTCCTTCGGGCCGCTCGACGCGATCAACGATAGCGCCGAATGCCTGGAGTCGGGACACTACACTTTGCAGCTCGACGCCTGGTCCCGGCAAAAGACCTCGGTGCATTGCCGGCGGATTGTCGACCAAATCCGGCGGATCCTCGACGGCACCACCTTTGAAACCACCACCGGTAACGCGATCGTCGGCCTCTCCATCGAGGCCTGGCGGGAAATGCGGGATCCGGACGGGCTGACAACGCACGGCGTGGTTTCGGTGCAAGGCTCGATCGAGGACGAAATGTGATGGCGCGCGGCATCTTCCATCGAGCGGTCACCTATCGGCCGAAGCGCTCAAAGCTTTGCTATGAGATCGGCGCCTCGAGCCGGATCCAGATCGTCAAGCGGGACATCCTCACCTATGCGGTTTCGATCGGCGCGGCGATCGAGCTCCCAACCAATTATGCACCGCGTCATAGCGATGGAGGGCCAGAACATGGCGCGCGCACAAACTGAGAACTTCTGGGAAATGATTCTCGAAATCGAGACGACCGGCGGCAAGCTGCCACCGGCGCCGGTGGCAATCGAGGCGGTGAGCAAGGGCAACCCGGCGGTGCTCACGGTCGGAACCGGCTCGATCACCCAATTTTCGAACGGCGATAGCGTCACCGTCGGCGGCGTCACCGCTGTCGGTTTCACGGCGGTGAACGGCGTGCACGTGGTTTCGGCCGTCAATGTCGGCGCCGGTACCTTTGCGGTTGACGCCGACACCTCGGCCGCGGCGGCCGGGCCGGCCGGACCTGGCGGCACGGTGCAACCGGCCAATCCGCGGCCGGCGGCGGTACCGATCACCTCGATCACCAATGTGCTCAATGCGGTGGTGACGGTGGGATCGGCGGCCATCGTCAATTTCAAGGCCGGCGATAGCGTCACCATCGCCGGCGTCACCAATGCCGGCTTTACCGCGATCAACGGCCAGCAAACCGTCGGCACCGTCAATACGCTGCTCGGGACATTCTCGACCAGCTTTGACGCCTCGGGCGCCACCGGCTCGGCCAATACCGGCACGGCACAGGGTGCGGCGCCGCCGAACGCGCAATTGGTCTGGGCCAAGATTTGCGGCCTGACCTCGAGGACGGTCTCGCGCTCGGATACCATGCAGACGAGCGAGGTTCCCGATTGCGACGATGAAAGCCTGCCATCGGCAACCGAACGCGCGGTGCAAAGCCAGGAGGTGCAGATCACCGGCACCGGCGTCTGGGCGGCGCAATCAACGCCGTTGATGAAAAGCTGGTTTTACTCGGCCAAGACCAAGAATGTTCGCGTCACTGATCTCTTAACGCCGACCGGCTTTATCGAGCAGGAAACCGGGCCCGCTTACCTTACCAATCTCAACAACCAGGCGCAGAAAGGCCAAAAGGTCTCGGCGGATATCACCATCGCCTTTGATGGCTTGCCGCAGCTCACCTACGCCGGCGGCACACAGGCGGCGGCGTGATGGCAAGGCCGAGCGCACCGGTAATCGCCTGGCCGCAAGGCGAGCACGCCTTTTGGCTCAATCTCGGCGAATTGCGGGCGCTCGAGCAAGTGTGTGACGCGGGCTTTATGCTGATCTGGACAAGGATGATCAGCGGACAGCCGCGCGTCGACGACATCTATCAGACCATCCGGCTCGGCCTGATCGGTGGCGGCATGATCCCGGACAAGGCCAATGCGCTGGTGCAAAAGGCCTTCGAGGAATCCTCGATCATGACGCTGATGCGCACGGCCGAGCCGGTGCTCAGGATCTCGATCCTCTGGGATGAGGAGAAATCGCCAACGGCGCCATTGGGGGAGTAGAGGAGGCGGAAGCGGATTCTGATCCGCTCGAGCCTCTCCCGAACGGAAGAACACACTGGTACGCTCTCTATACGCTCGGCGCCGCCATGAACCTGACGCCGAGCCAGATCAACGAGCTCTCGCGCTTTGAATTTACCTGCATGAGCAATGGTTTCCGCCGGATTCATAAACCTGCAAACAAAGCGCTCGAGCAACCCGATTCAGACCTCGCCGAGCTCGGCATAGAAGGCTTTGCATAATGGGAACGCCAGCAACAGATATGAGCGGCCAACGCCTCGGACGGTTGACGGTGCAAAGCCGGGCAGGGACCGGCCCTCACGGCAAAGCCTTATGGGCATGCCTTTGCGATTGCGGAAAGGCGATCGAGGCAAGCGGGCAATTGTTGCGACGGGGCGACGTTAGATCGTGCGGTTGCTTGAAATCTGAAATCGGAATTCCTCGCCGCGACGACCTCACCGGGCAAAAATTTGGCATGCTTACCGCAGTGCGGATCTTTGGCAAAAGCCACGATCGCCGCATTACGTGGTTATGCGTTTGCGCTTGCGGCGGGGAGACAATCGCCAAGGCGCAAAACTTGCGATCAGGCAACACACAATCATGCGGGTGCACAAAGCTTACGCACGGCCAAAGCACGAAGGGCGGCGCCTATAAATCCTGGCAGGCCATGAAAGGGCGCTGTCTCAATCCGCTAGATAAGCGGTGGGCTGAATGGGGCGGCCGCGGCATCACGGTTTGTGAGCGGTGGCTATCGTTTGAGAACTTCCTTGCCGATATGGGACTGCGGCCAGCCGGGACGTCGATTGACCGCTATCCTGATAATGACGGCAATTACGAGCCGGGCAATTGCCGGTGGGCGACGCC